CAATAGGAGCTCAGCGCATGCTGGTCGCCCCCCGGCCCGGTTTCCAATACCGGCGCACCGACACCAAGGAGCTCGTCCCCGTCGACGGCTTCGAGGCCGATCCCACCCACCTGGACATCGCCCGCGCTCTCGATTGCGGCGACCTGGTCCCGGTCTCCTCCGCCAAGTCGGCCCGCGCGGCCGCTCGTAAGGACCCCGCCCAATGAGCGCCGACATCCCCTTCCACCAGATCCCGAGCAACATCCGCGTCCCGCTGTTCTATGGCGAAGTGGATGCCAGCCATGCCAACACGGCGGGCCCGAACCTGCGGGCGCTCCTGATCGGCTCCAAGACCGCCGCAGGGATCGCGCCGGCCAATGTGCCGCTGATCTCCCAGGGTGTGGCCGATGCCCAGACCCAGTGCGGTCTCGGCTCGATCCTGGCCCAGATGGCGTACGCCTATCGGCAGAACGACACCTTCGGCGAGCTCTGGTATCTGCCCTTGTCCGACGCCGGCGGCGCGACCGCGGCGACCGGGTCGATCGCCTTCACGGGCCCGGCCACGGCCGCGGGCACGCTCAGCCTCTACATCGCCGGCGCCCTGATTGCCGTGCCGGTGACTTCGGGGATGATCGCCACGGCCCTGGCCACGGCCGTCGTCGCGGCCATCACCGCCAATGTGAACCTTCCGGTCACCGCGGCCGTGGACGGCACCTTGGCCTACAAGGTCAACATGACCGCGAAGAACGCCGGCCTCACCGGCAACGATATCGACATCCGCCTGAACTATCGCGGCACGCCGGCCGGCGAGGCGACCCCGGCGGGCATCGTGGCCACGATCGTGGCGATGGCCAGCGGCGCCACCAATCCGACCCTGACCACGGCGCTCGCCAACCTGCAGGACCTGCAGTTCGAGTTCATCGCGATGGCCTATACGGACGCGACCTCGATCGCGGCCCTGACGGCCTTCCTGAACGACACGGCTGGCCGCTGGTCCTGGCAGACCCAGATCTTCGGTCACTGCATCATCGCCTATCGCGGGACCTTCTCCAGCCTCACCACCTTCGGCACCGGCCTGAACGATCCGCACATGAGCGCGATCGGCTTCAATGACAGCCCGACCCCGGCCTGGAAGGTGGCCGCGGCGCTCTGCGCCCAGGCCGCCATCAGCGTCCGCGCCGACCAGGCCCAGCCGATCCGGGGCGTGGTGCTGCAGGACGTGCTGGCGCCGCCGGTCGCGTCGCGCTTCAGCCTCAGCCAGCGCAATACCCTGCTGTTCGACGGCATCTCGACCTTCAACGTCGACCAGGGCGGCAACGTGGTGCTCGAGAAGCTGATCACCACCTACCAGACGAACACCTTCGGCTCGCCGGACAACTCGTTCCTGGACGCCGAGACCCTGTTCAATCTGGCGGGCATCCTGCGCCGGCTGAAGACCCTGGTGACGTCGAAGTATGGTCGCAGCAAGCTGGCGGCCGACGGCACCTTCCTGCAGCCCGGATCCGGAGTCATCACTCCGAACATCATCCGCGCCGACCTGATCGCCGAGTATCGCGAGATGGAGGACGAGGGCCTGGTGCAGCAGTCCGACGTCTTCGCCCAGGGCCTGATCGTCCAGAAGAACAGCGGCAACCCCAACCGGGTCGATGTCCTCTATCCCGCGGTCCTGATCGATCGCCTGGACGTGTTCGCCCTGCTCGCCCAGTTCCGGCTGGCCTGACCCCAACCCCTAATTCGAAGGAGGGCCAGGTATGGCCGACACCACCAACCGCATCGCCGGCGTCTGCTATCTCAGCGTCGACGGCCAGCGCGTCGCCCTGGTGGGCGAATTCAGCTATCGCCCGGCCAGTCCGACCCGCGAGGCGAAGATGGGGGCCGACGGCTTCCATGGCTACAAAGAGAAGCCGCAGCAGGGCCAGATCAAGGCCAAGCTGCGCGACTCCGGCGGCGTCAAGGTCGCCGACCTCGGCGCAATGACCAACGTCACGGTCACCGCCGAGCTGGCCAACGGCAAGACGGTGATCGGGCGGAATATGTTCGTCACCGAGGCGCCGTCCGCCGACAGCGAAGAAGCCGAAATCGAGATCACGTGGGAGGGCCCGGATGTCAGCGAGCACTGACGAAGGGGCCGACCAGGACTTCGTCATCGCCTGGCCGGATCCGGAATTCGAGCTCGTCCTGCGCAAGCCGGTCGAGCACGCGGACGAGACTATCACCTCGGTGATGTTGCGCGAGCCGACCGGCGGGGAGTGGGAAGAGATCTTCGCGCAGCCCGAAAAGCTGCGCCGGCGCTATGCGGTCAGCCGGGTAGGCGGGATCCCGATGGCCGTCGCCGCCAAGATCGGGATCGGCGACCTAGTCCGGGGCGAGGCCTACCTCAACAGTTTTTTCGAAGTCGGCCTGGTGATCGCCACCAAGTAGAGGCCGAGCTCGCTGCGGTTTTCCACTGGGATCCATTCACCATCGGCCGCCTGACCTGGCGGCAGATGCTCGACTGGCACGCCCGCGCCGAAAGGCTGGGCCTTCTGTGAGGCGATCATGAAGCCCAGTATCGCCGTCGAAATCACCGCCCGGGACAAGACCGAGGCGGGCCGGAAATCGGCGGAGAAGGGCTTCGGCGCCTTCGCGAAGAAGACCTCCGACCAGGCCAAGGTTTCCGGGATCGGGAAACTCGGCCAGCAGATCGAGAGCCTGACCAAGCTCAAGGGCGCGAGCTTCGGGTTCGAGAACGCGGGCCGGAGCCTTTCGCTGATCGGCAAGACCTCGGGTGAAGTCGCCAGCGGTTTCGGATCGGCGACCACCAAGGTGGTGGGCTTCGGCTCCGCGGCCGAGAGCGTGCTCGGATCGGTCGCCGAGGCGGCGGGAACCGCCGTCGGCGTCATTGGCGGCTTGGCCACGGCTATCATCGGAGCCGGCATCGCGACCGCCGCTCTCGGCGACAAATGGTCGAAGACAGGCGCTGAGATCGGGAGGACCGCCAAGGACCTCGGCATGTCGGTTCAGGATCTGCAGGCCGCGCGAGCTGCGTCGGAGCGGTTTGGCGTCTCGACGGACGCGACGACCTCAAGCCTGGACGCGCTGGGTTCGACTCTTAGGTCCGCTCAAATCGGCGGCAACAATCTCGCTCTTGGGACCCTGACGCAGCTCGGAATCAAACTGAAGCAGACGAAGGACGGGGCGACCGACGTCAACCAGGCGATGCTCGACATTTCCGATGCGATCGCTCGCCAGAAGGACCCCCAGGTCCAGAAGCAGCTCGCCCAGGTCTTCGGCATGTCGGCCATGCTCCCGGCGCTGCGCCAGGGATCCGGCGCGCTCAAGCGTGAGGGAAGTGACTATCTCGCCTCCGGCCGGGCGCTGACACCCGAAGAGGTCGACAAGTCCACTGACGTCTATCGGCGCGTCGTGACGGCCCGCCAGCACGTTGGCGCGATCGAGAAGAAGGCGGGTGTCGCCGCTGAGGGTGCGACGAGCGTGGCCGCGGACGGCGCCATCGTCGCGGCCGACAAGGCGGTATCCGTCATCGGCAGCGCCGGGGAAACGGCGCACTCGGCCGTCACCGCGATTACCGAGGGCGCCCGCAATCTCGCCCATAGCGGCCTCGAGGCCGGCCGCCACCTGATGGAGGGCGGCAAGGAAGCCGGCCGGATCATCGGTGAAGAGTTCAGCCGGTTCGCTGGCCGCATTGAGCACCAGGAGAGCCGCGGCCACCAGTTTGACCGTCATGGCAATCCTCTGACGTCGTCGGCCGGCGCGATCGGCGCCCGCCAGCTGCTGCCGAAGACGGCGGAGCGCGTCGCCCGCCAGAACGGGATCGCCTGGGATCCAGACAAGTTCGCGCACGATCCTGCCTACAACCGAAAGCTCGGAGATCTCGAGCTCCAGCGCCTGCTCAAGAAATACGACGGTGACGAGGTCCTGGCCGCAGCGGCCTACAATGCCGGCGAGGGACGCCTGGACAAGCCCTATAAGGACAAGCGGGGCCACATGCAGTCCGGGTGGCTGCAGCGCTTCGGCGACCCTCGCAAGGGCGAGATCTCCGATGAGGACTTCGCCGCGAAAATTCCTTTCCGGGAAACCCACGACTACGTCGCCAACACCGCCAAGGCGCATGTCGAGATCACGCTGCGGAATGCTCCCGTCGGGACGGTCGCCAAGGTGACCGGCGCCCCCGGGGTGAACGTCGATATGAACGTGGCCAGGAGCCTGGACGGGCCCGGATGACCGACTTCAGCAAATCCCTCCGCAAGGCCTCCTGGCGCGGCGTCCCGTTCGGCCTGGAGGCCGGCAGCGAGACGCTTGGCCGTCGCAAGGTCCGCCACGACTATCCCTACCGCGACACCGTCTGGCTCGAGGACCAGGGCAAGTTGCCGCGCGCCTTCCGCCTGCAGGGCTTCCTGGTGGGCAATTCGGCGATCTATGGCGGCGGCGACGTCAAGTCCCAGCTCAAGCGACTGGAGAGCGCCGCTGAGGCCAAGGGCGTTGGCGTGCTTGTGCATCCCAGCCGCGGCCACCTGACGGTCGATCTGATCGACCTGGTGATCTCCGAGCGCTGGGACGAGGGCAACTATTACGAGCTGCAGTTCTCCTTCGTCCAAGGCGGGACCCAGCTGTTCCCGGCGATCCTCGGCGCCCTCGGCGACCTGGTGGCCAAGGCGGCCGGCCTCGCCGATGCCGCAGGCCTTGGATCCTTCGTTTCGGCAGTGACGGGCCCTCTGCAGCAGGGCATCGCCGCAGCGACCTCGATGGCGGCGACGGCTCAAGGCTGGATCGACACGGCCACGAGCCTCGCCCGGGACGCCACCAGCCTCTATGGCACTGTGAGCCAGCTGGGCGGCGCCGACTTCGGGCGGTTCTTCAACGGGCGCAACGCCGGCTTCCTGGACGGCCTGACGAGCGTCTATTCGGGGGCCACGTCGATCGGCGGCCTGATCAGCCTCGGGTCCGACCTCCGCGCGGCGGTTTCAACTTCCGGGGCAGGGGTGCTGTCGGCGATCGGCGGCCTCGGGGTCACCACCCAAGCGACCGACGTCGGCTCCGCCATCCAGGCCCATGTGGCGGCCCTGCAGGCGACCGCAGCGGATCCCGCCGACGGCCTGCGGATCCTCAAGGCGCTGGCCGAAGGCGGTCCGTCCGGCATGGATCCTTCGACGCCGGCCGGATCGGCGATGAGCGATCTCTACAGGCGCTCGGCGGTGATCGCGATGGCGCGGGTCAGCGCCACTTATCAGCCTTCCTCCTCGGATGACGCGAACGCCGTTCGCGGCTTGGTCCTTGGGCCGGTGGACGCAGAGATCAACGTCGCCGGCCAGCAGCAGGCCGACGCGGTCTATTCTGCGCTCCGCGGCCTGCGCCGTACTGTCGTCGATGACCTGGCGGATCGCGGCGGAGCTCTTCCGCAGCTGACCCAGATCCTCTCGGCCCGGGCGCTGCCGGCGATCGTATTGGCCCAGCGCCAATATGGGGACGCCGATCGCGCGGACGAGCTGGTGACCCAGGCGGATCCGCCACACCCGTGGTTCATGCCGCAGATCTTCTCCGCCCTGGGGTCCTGACATGGCGGCAACCGATGAGCTGGTGCTCAAGGTCGATGGTAAGCTGCTGTCCGGCTGGACAGAGATCTCGGTCACCCGCGGCATTGAGCAGATGCCGAACACCTTCGCGATCCTGGCGACCGAAGCCGCGCCGATCCTGAAGGACGCCGCCATGGTCCAGGCGGGCCAGGCCTGCACGGTGTCGCTAGGCAAGGACCTAGTGATCACCGGCTATGTCGACACGGTGAGCTCCGGATACGCGTCAGGTCAGCATACCGTGCAGATCCAGGGCCGCGGCAAATGCCAGGACCTGGTGGACTGCTCGGCAGAGTGGAAGGGGAGTCAGATCTCCGGCGCCAACGCCCTGGAGATCGCCCAGAAGCTGGCCGCGCCTTACGGGATCACGGTCAAGAACCTCGGTCCAGCTGGTGAGCCGGTGCCCCAGTTCAACATCAATGTCGGCGATACGCCGGCTGACGTCCTGGAGCTGATCACTCGCCACGCCGCTCTGCTCTATTATGAGGGGACCGATGGCAATCTGATCCTCTCCCAGGTGGGGACCGCCAAGGCGGCATCGGGGTTTGTCGAGGGCCAGAATGTCGAGCGCGCGAGCGTGACCCGTTCCGTCGCCCTGCGCTATTCGGACTACTGGGTAAGCCTTCTGTCCGTGGACGTGACCGGCCTTGGCCTGCTCGGCCCATCGGATGGTCTGTTCTACTTCAAGACCCAGGACCCGAACATCAAGCGCAATCGCAAGCTCTTCAGTGTCGTGGAGGGCGTCATGGGCGGTCAGGACCTGGCGCAGAAACGGGCTCTGTGGGACTGCGCCCGGCGCGCTGGCCGTGGCAAACAGGTGCGGCTGACGGTCGACAGCTGGCGGGACGGCAAGGGCAAGCTCTGGGAGCCCAACACCTTGGCGCCGATGACGCTGCCCCGTCTCAAGATCAAGGAGTCCGGGCTCTGCATCGCGGAGGTGACCTATCGGCTCGGCCTCGAGGGCGGCCGTACGGCCGAGCTGGTGCTAATGGCGAAGGAAACCTTCCTGCCCCAGCCGATCAAGCTGCAGCCGACCATTGCGGACGTTGTCCCTGCGCCACCCAAGGTCGGGTGATCTATGTCCGCAATTCATAATCTTCACCGCTGGATCCAGCGGATGTGGGGCGTCGCCGCCCTGCATGTGATCGATGACACCGGCGATCAGCAGCTGGCCCAGGTGCACTTCGGCGCCGGCGGTCCGGACCTCCTCGAGGAGATCATCGACAAGGTTCCGAGGTGCGGTGAATACGGCCTGGCCTATTGCCCGCCGGATGGCTCCGAAGCCGTCACGATCTTCCTGGGCGGCCGTCGCTCCAGCGGTGTGATCATTGCCACTGGCCACAAGGCCACCCGCCCCAAGGGCCTCAAGCCCGGCGAGGCGATGCTCTATAACGGCCTCGCCGCCACGTTCGTGAAGATGAGCCAGGACGGCAAGATCCGCTCCACCGCGACCGACTGGATCCACACCGGCGATCAGCACCTCACCGGCACCGAATACGCCGCGCACATGATCCCGACCGATGGGGCCAGCGGAACCTTCACCACAGTCGATGGCAAGACGGTCACCGTGACCCACGGCATCATCACCCAGATCGTCTGAGGCCTGCACATGGCGGATATTTCGACCGTCTGGGACCCGGACAACGGGCGGGGCGACTGGGTGGTGGTGGGCGCCGACCTGGTCGCCGGCGACGACCTGGCGACCGCGGTGCTGATCAGCCTGTTCACCGATCGCCGCGCCGAAGCCGAGGACGTGATCCCTGACGGCTCCGGAGATCCCCGCGGCTGGTGGGGAGATACCGGGCGCGACTTTCCGCTCGGGTCCAAGCTCTGGCTGCTGGACCGCTCGAAACAGACCGAAGACGTCCGCCAGCGGGCCGAGGACTACATCAATGACTGCCTCGCGTGGGTGCTGGACGGCGGTATCGCCGCCAGCCTCACGGTCGAGGCGAGCTGGCAGAAGGCCGGCATGCTGGGCGCCCGGATCGTGCTCTTCGAGCCGGACGGGTCGATCCAGCGCGAGTTCAACTACCAGTGGGCTTGGAAGGACGTGAGCTGATGCCATTCGAGCGTCCAAGCCTCAGCGATCTGCGTTCGCAGGCCGCGGCCGATATCGCCGCCAGCGTTCCCGGATCCGACCCGCTGCTGCCGGTCGCGAACCTGCGGATCCTGGCCGACGTGCTGGCCGAGGGCTTCCACGCCGAATACGCCTATCTCGACTATATCGCCCGCCAGGCGGTCCCGTTCACAGCGGTGGACGAGGCCTTCGAAGGCTGGGCGGCGCTGAAGGGCGTGACCCGTAAGCAGGCGACCCAGGCGACGGGGCAGGGGACCTGGATCGGGACGCCCGGAACTCTGCTCCCGGCCGGAACGCCGGTGACTCGCGGCGATGGCGTGGCCTATGTCACGCTTGCCGATGTGTCGGTCGCCGGCGGCGGCCTGGTCACGGCGGACCTGCAGGCGGTCGTCGCCGGATCGAATGGCAACCTGGCCACTGGGACGGCCCTGCTGCTGGGCTCGGCGATCGTCGGGATCTCATCGGCCGGGACGGCCACGGCAGGGACGTCAGGGGCCGACGTGGAGGCCTTCGAGGATTTCCGGACCCGGACGCTCGCGCTCTATGCGGCCCCACCCCAGGGCGGCGCCATCTCCGACTATGTGGAGTGGGCGACACAGGTGGCCGGTGTCACCCGCGCCTGGTGCATCCCGCACGGCAAGGGCGACGGGACGGTCGTGGTCTATTTCATGATGGACCTGGCCGAGGCGATCCATGGTGGGTTTCCGCAAGGGACCGGCGGGGTCGCCGCGGCCGAGACGCGGGACACGCCGGCGACGCAGGACCTGCTGCTGGTGGCGAACCATATCTATCCGCTGCAGCCGGTGACCGCCCTGGTCTATCTGCTCGTGCTGCATGCCAACACGGTGACCTTCTCGATCTCACTGTCCGGAGCATCCCTGGCCCTGAAGGCGGCGATCTCGGCGGCGATCGACGCGGTGTTCATCGCCTTCGGAAGCCCGGGCGGCGTTGTCAACGTGTCGCGGATCGAAAGCGCGATCGCGGCCCTGGCCGGCGCCGACGGGTTCGTGATAACGGCCGAGGCCTGCGATCACGGGTCGATCAGCCCCACGAACGGCAACATCACCTCGAACGCGGGCTATCTGCCGGTCCGCGGCACGATCACCTGGCTCTAGTCCATGGCCGGGCCCCTCTACTCCGCCGACGACTACAAGGCGGCGCTGCTCACCCTTCTGCCCCGCGGCCGGGTTTGGCCGAAGGATCCCGACGTCGCCCAGAACGCGGTCATGGGCGGCTTGGCGGAGACCTTCGCCCGCCTGGACGGCCGGGCCCAGTCGCTGCTGGTGGACGCGTTTCCGCCGACCACGCTGGAGCTGCTGCCGGAATGGGAGGCCTCGCTCGGCCTGCCGGATCCCTGCGAAGGTCCGGATCAGGTCCTGCAGCAGCGCCGCACCCAGGTGGTCTATCGGCTGGTCAATACCGGCGGCCAGTCGGTCGCCTATTTCATCGGGGTGCTGAGCCGCCTCGGCTACGAAAACGCCACCATCACTCAGTTCGCCCCCTTCCGGGCGGACGTCGATTGCGCGGATCGGCCGCTCTATGGCGAGACCTGGTGGAGCGTCTGGCAGATCAACCTGCCCGACCTGCGGGTGTTCGAATTCTGCGCCGACATCTCGGCAGCCGATGAGCCTCTGATCTCGATCGCCAATGACTCGGTGTTCTGCGTCATCGACCAGACGAAACCGGCGCACACCACGGTCTTCTACACCAACAACCCCTGACCAAGGGGCCAGGCCCCCGCCGCCGCGGCCCGCGGCCATATTGGGACATCACATGCAACGGATCGACACTTCCACGGCCGTGGGCAGCTTGCCCACGCCTGATCCCCTGGGCTCGCCCGGCTACTTCAACCATGCCCCTCCAGGATCCGGCAACACCCCGACCCTGGTGTCCTCGGACTGGTGCAACATGGTCCAGGAAGAGCTCGTCGCAATTCCGCTCTATGCGGGCCTGACGCTCGACAAGACCAATCATGGCCAGGTCCTCGCCGGCATCCTGTCGCTGCTGGACTCCGCCGGCGTGAATGGCACCGGGTCGATCTTCGGGCTGATCCTGTCCAATACGCCCTCGGCCCTGACGACGTCGGTGACCATCTCCGTCGGCCAGTGCCGCGACAGCACGAACAGCGCCTCGATCGCGCTCTCCGCGCCGATCGGCAAGCTGCTGACCGCGGTCTTCGCCGCGGGCTCCGGCAATGGCGGCCGCGACAATGCCGGCGCGCTCGCCAATGGCCAGACCTGGCATGTGTTCCTGATTCTCAACCCGACTTCCGGGGCGGTCGATGGGCTGTTCAGCCAGTCGCCGACGGCGCCGACCCTGCCCACGGGCTTCACCAAGTTCCGGCGCCTGGGCGCCGTAGTGCTGGACGCCGCGGCGACCACCATCCGGGCCTTCAAACAGGTCGGTGACTACTTCAAGTACCAGCTGCGCTCGACCGACTATGCCGCCCAGGCCAACGGATCGGGCGTCGCCTACCTGCGCCAGATCGCGGTGCCCAACGGCATCAAGGTCGAGGCGGAGATGTATTTCCAGTCGACCGGCACCGTTTCGACGACGCCCGCCTTTCTGTCAGGCATCTTCGATCCAGACTTCGGTGTTCCGCCGGCCTTCGGCCCATCGACCCAATGGGCGCAGGTCCGCCGCAGCGGGCTCACGGATTCCGGCGGGACGGGGGTGTCCTATGACACCAAGATCGTTCGCCAGTTCACCGACGCCTCGCGGCAGGTCTACACCTTCTCCAGCGACACCGGCGACATCATCGCCCTCGGTGTCCTGGGCTGGCGTGACGAACGCGGGAAGTTCTACTGATGACCGTTCGGACCCCGTTCGTCCTGGCGGTCACCGGGACTTCGCTCACCACGGGCCGGCTCTCCGCCGACTGGCGCGCCCAGCTGGCCCGCGATCTGATCTGCCAGCCCGAGGCCAAGGGCCCCATCCGGGTCTACGACCTCGGCCATGGCGGCTGGACCAGCGCCGACATCCTGGCCAATGCGCCGGTGCTGTCGGCCCTGAAACCCACCCACATCCTGTTCGAAGGCGGCGCGATCAATGACTGCGTCGATAGCGGCTCCGGCCCCGCTATCAGCCGCGCCCAGCATATCCTCAACATCCAGGCGATGATCGCCGAGTGGCAGACGAACATCCCCGGGGTCGATCTCACCATCCAGTCGATGAGCTCGGTCTCGAGCTCCATGACGATCCGCCCCAACCTGGTGGACTTCTATTCCGACGAGATCGCGACCGGCGCCCTGGCCGGGATCCGGACGATGGACAACTACGCCGGCTGGCCGAAGCCGTTGAACGTGGCCCTGACCAACGCCTCGGACGGCCTGCACCCGATCTGGACCGGCGCCGTGGACACCTACCTCTATCCGAACGTGCTGGCCTATGCCCGCGCGCGCATGGCCGCCCTCTGGCCCTGATCTGACGCGCGAACGCCGTTCGCCTCGTCACCCCCGACCCCGGAGCCACAAATGACCCGCAAAGTCCGCCCGCGCATCCGTGCGCTCGCGCTGATGGCCGCCATGCTCGGCCTTGGCCTGTCCGACCCGTCGCTGGCCCAGCAGGTTCGAGATCCGACGGATGGCGTCCTCTATGTGAAGCGGCCGCCGACGACCTATGCCGAGGTGACTGTCGCCGTCGTGGCGAATACCTGGACCCTGGCGATCTCCGCCAACGCTCTCCGGATTAAGCTGATCCTAGGCGACGCCACGGGCCTGGGCTGCGCCTATAGCTTTGTGGCCTCGCCGGTCTCAGGGGAGGGAACGCCCTTCAGCCTGTCCGGCACGCCGGGCAGCTATCCGATTGACGATCCGACCCCGACGAACGCGGTCTATGTCCGGTGCACCCTGAGCGGCACTATCACGGTGGCGACCGCCTGATGCGCCGCTTCCTCGCCCTTATCGCGGTCGCCCTGCTGGCGCTAGGTGGCCCGGCCTTCGCGGCGCCTAGAAACCTGGGCGGCGGTTCCGTCAACCTGGTCGGCGTTCCCGAGGTTGGGTCGGTCCTGATCATCACCGGGGCGCCCGCCACGGCGAGCTGCCAGATGCTGCGCAATGGCTCGCCGATCTCCGGCGCGACGTCCTGCTCGAGCTACACGGTTGTTTCCGGGGACGCCGGGACCACGCTCTCGCTCCGGGTGATCACGGCCGGGGCGCCCGCCTATGCCGCGCTCACAATCAGCGGGACGCCTTCCGCCACGGGCAATGTGGGCACGGCCTACAGCTTCACGCCCACCAGCACGGGTGGAGCGGGCACCAATGTCTTCGCCCAGACGGGCTCGCTGCCAGCGGGCCTCTCCTTCAACGCGTCCACGGGCGCGCTGACGGGCACGCCGACGACGATCGGGACCTCGACCGGGCTCGACATCAGCGTGACCGACGCGCTGGGCGTCACGGCGGCCCTGACCCCATTCAGCATCGCAATCGCCACGGCGCTCACTGGGCCGACTGGCCTCGACTTCTCGCAAGCCGTGAACAGCGGCTACCTCACCGCCTTCTAAGGACCCTCACCATGAAGCTCATGAATTGGGCTGCGGCCGCCCTGGCTGCGGCGCTCGCCCTGACGTGCCTCAGCGGGCCGGCCTATGCCCAGTCGCAAACCGGGCTTGACGTCAAAGACGCCGCCGCGGCCACCAAGACCCTCTGCACCTATACCGTCTCCAGCAACCAGATCTCGTGCCAGGCGAAATATGTCTGGAACGGCTCGGCCTGGGTGCTGGAAAGCGCCGATACGTCTGGGCGCACCATCGTCAACGCGCCGTTTTCGCCGACGGCCACCAACCCGACCTCGACCCTGGCCCTGCCGGGCACCACCACGGCCTATTCCGCCAATCAGATCGTGGCGAACAGCGCGACGGGCGGCTCGGTCGTGGTGCCCTCGTTCGCCATCGCCAACACCGCCGGCGGCGCGCGGATCCCGCGACTGCGGTTGACCACAAACGACGCGACTTCGACGGGTTGGGGCGCCGCGAGCGTCCAGGTCGATCTGTGGACCGCCGCGCCGACCTTCGCCAACGGCGACCGCAACACCTGGAACGCCACCAACGTCACCGCCGGCGCCGCGGGCCACCTCGGCTCCTACACCTGCACCTTCGCGCCGGTCGTGGGCGACGGCGCCTATGCCGAATGTGCGCCGCAGGTCGGGGCCTACACGCTGGCAAAACTGGCCTCGGGCACGACCGTCTACTGGACCGAGCAGACCATCACGGCCACGGGCGTCGTCGGCGTCTCGAAGACCTTCACCCTCACCGCTGAGCTCGAAAACTGATCATGCGCTTCCTCCGCAGCCTCCTGATCGGCACGCTTGTCGGGCTGATCGCCGCCCCGAGCCTCGCGGCGCCCGGCCGCCCGCCATCGGCGTTCGCGCCCTATTCCAGCTATCCCAAGCACACCGAGGCCAACCTTCAAGGCCAGACGGGCTGCTGGGCGCTGCGCTGGCCGACGAGCGCGGCGCCGGTCATCCCCGACCCGAATAGCGCCTCGGCCCTCACCATTCCCCGCCAGCGCGGCGGCTTCACGGTCGGGACCGGCGCGGGAGATCTCTCGAAGGCGGTGACCATCAGCGAGCCGGTGATCATCACCACCCGGCTGCGCGCTACGATGTTCAACAGCGGCGGCTCGATCACCTCCGTCCTGGTCCCCAACGCCGTCGCCGCGGAGGACTATATCTATCGGTCCGACATCGTCAGGGGCTGGAGCACCGCCGCCTGCGATGCAGCGCCTCACCCTGTCGGTCAGATCCTCACCCCCGATAGGGTTCCCGTCCGCAATGACGGGTCGGGCCACTACTATGTGGGCGAGGCCACGGGCGTCCCGATCGAGTTCGACGCCGGCCATGGCGAGGCGCGCAATAACCAGGAGATCGCGGGCTTCGTCGTCACTTTCTGCGACAGCGGCACGGCGACCTGCGTCGGCGCCGCCCATAGCGTCACGGTCTCGGTTGGATCGACCCAGCTCTCCACCGCGGCCTTCGACCAGCTCACGCCCGACGTCTATTCTGTGCCGCAGACCGACCTGGCGTCCCTGAACGCCGGTCTTATCACCATGGTGGCCAAGGCCTATCCTCAGGTCGGGGGCCTGGCCTCGGTCGCCAATAGCGACGGCGTGACCACCCAGCGGATCTTCTCGCCGCGCTACTACTGGAAGACCCCCAACGCGAAGCTCTACGCCTATGTTTGCGCGACGTCGTCCGCGCCCGCGCCCTGCGGCGCCAATGGGGCCGACGGCACTGGCATAATCGGCACCCTGGCCGCAGCGCAGGCCGCGCCGTTCTCGACCATCGGCGGCGTGTTCAACGCTGTGGACGCCGCCCGCAACACCACGGCGACGAGCTCGCTGATGGACGGGATCGAGATCCGGTTCACGGCCGCGATCAACCTCACCGGCTCGGCCGTCTCGCGCAACATGAACCAGGGCTGCGTGACGATCACGCGGGATCCGACGGCGCTCACGACCCGAGCGGCGGCGGTCCTGACCCTTCCCTCCGGCGGCACCAACTGGAAGCTCACCGCCAACGTCAACATGCCGACCTCGGAAGGCTGCTTGCGGATCGAGGACGTCAGCCTTGTGCGGGCGGCCACCACCTCGCAGTTTGTGGGGGGCGCCTCGCAACCGCTCGACGTCCAGGTGGTCAACTCCAACTTCGACGACGCCAGCATGAACGCGGCGTGGCTGAGCAACGCGAACGACTATTTCTACAACGTGGCGTTCTCGAATGGCGCGGTCAGCTCCGGCTGGACCGACGTGGCGGGCGCCGAGCACCGCATCTGGCGCGGCATCACGCTGAACCGCGGGGCCAGCCAGTCGAACGCCTATTTCATCGCTGGCAACACGATGGTGGGCTCGATCATCCAGCACGTCTGCAAGGTGGGGCTGCAGAGTGGGTCGTTCCTGCACAACAACGCCCTGCTTGGACTGGACTGCACCGATCCGGCGCTCGGGTCGGCGACGTCGAGCCCCACCAGCCTGAGCGATATCGCTGTGCTTCAGACGGCCATTGAGGTGGTCGGACATCTCCAGGCGACGTCGATCGCGATCTCGGCCGATAACGAAACGCCGCAGACCAACAATATCATCCTGCACTACCTCACCGTGGCGTCAGCAGGCGGCGGCGTGGGTCGCCCCAACAACCTCTACGACGAGGGCACGACGGCGCGGCTGAACAAATACTGGAGTATCCGGGCCGACCTCTGGGACACGATCACCTATTTCAAAAACGACTGGTTCTGCGCCGGCCATTGGCCGACCAACTGCTCGGTCACGCCAGCAAACTTCCGCACCGGAGGCTGGGCAGCGATCAATGGCGCTGGCGTCCGTGAGAACGCCCAGTCCTACATCGATACCCTGACCGGCGGCCTGCAGAGCGACCGAAGCCAGTATTTCATCGGCCTGGGCAGCTATGCGGGCAATAACGAGTGCACGCGCCAGAACGCGGTCAACTTCGCCTCCGGAACGGCAGTGACGAGCTCCGGAACCGGGAGTTGCACCATCGCGGACGGCACCGCCTCGACCACTCCGGTGGGCTACATGATCAACACCAGCTCCATCGCCGCCAACCGCGTGCAGCGGCCGATGCTGGGCCATGACCTCGGCGGGACCGTGCGTCCTTCAAGCAATGACAGCGCCGGCGTCTACCTAGGACAATGAGCATGACCCCCACCAACATCGCCCCTCCGGCGTCGATCATGGCTGCGCGCATGCAGGCGGTGTGGGGCCTGCGTGACACCGCGGGGTGCAAGCTCCCAGTCGGTATGCCACAGACCGCCCCGGTGAGCGTCCTGGCCTCTACTCAGATTCAGGGCGCCGACCTTCGCGGCGGCGTCTTCGCCCAGGGCGATGACACCGAGCTGCGGATCTCCGACAGCATCCTGCGGGCCCGCGGCCTCGCCAAGATGCTTGCCCTGGGCTCGACGCCCGGAGGGGTGACGCTCGGCAAGGGCTCGCCCCGCGGGATCATCAGCCGCACCACCCTGGACCTGTCGGGCGACTCGACCCTCACGGCCGCGCCGATCTCCGGCTACAACAACGCCTCGCTCAGCTTCGACGATGTACGGATGATCGAGGCCTCGCGGAATTTCATCGCCTGGGCGGGCCCCGGTCACCTTGAGCTGCTGAACAGCTTCGTCGGCGCCTTCGGGGTGGCGACCGACGCGAAGGACCATTGCGAGGGCCCGCACATCGAGGGCGGCAGCTTCTTGTTCAATGGCGACCTGTTCGCGCCGGATCTGGGGTCACCTCTTACCGGCGCCCTGACCGCGGCGATCTATATCGAGGGGCTGTATTCCCCAGTCGTCGGCGCGATCTCCCACAGCATCGTCGACATCCCCAAGGGCCCGGTCCTCTGGACCATGCAGGTCTGCGCCAGAAAATTCGACGTGGAGCTCACCATCGGCAACACCGGGATGCGCAAGGGTTCGTCCGGCTATATCGGCAAAACCGCGCTGGGCGGGAAGCTCCGGATCCGCGACGTCGGCGGCAACTTCGATCTCACGACCGGAGCCCCGGTCAACCACGCCACCCACTGATCCATGTTCCCCCTCGCCGCCCGCCTGGAGTGCCCGCGCGTGAAGACAGCAGACCTTCCCAGCCTGTTCGCCACGCTTATGGGCGGGGGTGTCCTCGGGACGATCACCACGGCCCTGGTGCAGGGTTTTCGAAAGCCATCCTCCCAGGCCGAGCTGGTCAAGGTGGTGCAGGACGCCTCCAAGGAAATGATCGCGGACCTTCGAGCCGAGATCGGCCGCCAGCACGCCGAATGTGACCGCAACCTTGCGGAGCTCCGCCTCGAAATCGACGAGCTGAAGAACGGCGCCCGGATCGACGCCCTGATGCGTGGCCGCGTCGCCGGGGCCGGCGAGCGGGCGCCCAAGGACTGAACCTCACCCATTGCAGGAGGCCGCCATGAGCGACCGAAGCCGCGAGCTCATGTCCGTTCGGGCCGTGATCTCCTATGTCCAGATGCTGTCCTTCTTCGTCGCCCTGGGGGCGGTGATCTGGATCATCGTGTGGAAAGTCGAGGTCTCGCCGCTGATGGCGGGGATCCTCGGCACGATCCTGGGCACCACGTCGCAGGCCTTCTCGGCCGTGCGGTCCTACTGGCTGCCGGGCGCCGGGGCCGATCGGCCGCCGGCCGCCGCCGCGCCCGTGAGTGATCCGGCGTGACCTTGATCACGGCCGCCCAGCTGCAGATCTTCGCGCCGCGCTGTGACTTCCTGGCCGTGGCGCCGGCACTGGACCTGGCCTGCCAGGCGCATGAGATCACCACGCCGCGCCGGATCCGCCACTTCCTGGCGCAGTGCCATGTGGAGTCGCAGGGCTTCACCGTGCTCGAGGAAAACCTCAGCTATTCGGTCGGCGGCCTGGTGGCCACCTGGCCGAAGCGGTTCCCGACGCCGGCGGCGGCTGGGCCCTTCGCCCACAATCCCCAGGCCCTGGCCGAGAAGGTCTATGGCGGCCGATATGGCAACGCCGCCGCCGGCGACGGCTGGCGCTATCGAGGGCGCGGCTTCACCGACCTGACCTTCAAGGCCAACTATGCCGCCGCCTCCAGCTGGAGCGGTCTGCCGCTGGTGGACCATCCGGAGCTGGCCGCCCAGATCGGCCCGGCGGCGGTGATCGCGGCGGCCTATTGGCAGCTTCACGGGCTCAACCAGGTCGTCGACGCGGATCCCGACGAGAAGCTGATCGCCGACCTGTCCCTGCGGATCGCGACCAACGAAGAAGACGACCTCGAACAGGCGACCAAGGTCGTCAACGGCGGCGAGAACGGCCTGAAGGCGCGTCGGGACCAGCTGATCCGCGCGGCCAACATCTGGCGCTGAGCGCCGGCTCCAAGGAATCCCTCCCATGCTGATGATTCTCGCGGCCTTCCTGGCCACGACCACCCATGCGTGCCCGGCCTTCGCGGCTGAGGGTCTGCTGCCCCAGGCGCCGGCCGCCGTGGTGATCTGCTTTGATGGCTATGCCCTCGGCCACTCGGCGGCCGACCGCGAGCCGCTTTGGAGCGCCGAGCACCTGACCGCTGCCGGCGTCGCGACCGCGCTGAAGGCGAAGCGGGCAGGAGACTTCCACCCGGAGCTGCTGCTGCCGAAGTCCGACCGGGCCGAGCTCTCAGACTACCTCTGCGCCGATCAATTCGACCGCGGCCACATGACTCCGGTCGGCGACTTCGGTGTGACCAGCGAGGAAAACGACACCTTCACCCTGGCGAACATGGTCCCGCAGTTGGACACGCTGAACGAGGGCCTCTGGGCGGGCCTCGAGGGCGCGGTGCGCCAGTTGGCCCAGCATGAAGGCGAGCTCTATATCGTCACCGGCCCGGTGTTCGGTTCGAGCCCCGCTAAGCTCAAGGGCCGGGTCACCGTGCCGATCGCCACCTTCAAGGCGGTCTGGGATCCGGCGACGCATTTCGCCTCGGCCTATGTCGCCCAGAACGACGCCTCGGGCGCCTACAAGGTGGTGAGCATCTCCACCCTACAGGAGGAGATCGGCTTCGATCCGTTCCCGGGCCTGGCGCCGGCCATCAAGGCGCACGTCTCCGACCTGCCGAAGCCGCTGAAGCTGGATAGCGCGCTCAAGCCCAGGGCGTGCACGAAATGAGGCTCCTGGACCTCGATCCTCGCTGGCTGCTCAAGGATGGCCAGCGGGTCGGTTTCATCTTCCGTAACCCGGTCAAGAAAGAACGCGGGTGGTGGGCATCCTGCTTCTTCAAACCGACGCCGGAGGATGTTCAGGAGCAACTCCTGGACGCTGCGTTGGGCGAAGACACCCCCTACCAAATGTGCAATCCGACCGCAGGGTGGAAACCGTCCGTTGAGCCGCCCTTGGCTGACTTCGAAAATCTGTCGGTGACGCCTTCACTCGATGGCGGTCCCGGCTGGTGGCACGGATTCATCACCAACGGTGAGATCGTCGGCGGCATCTGATGGCGCAATCCGCAGACTGGCCCTGGCGACCGCCGGCCGAGAATGTCCTGGAGGTTCGCGCGCTCGCGGAGCGCATCGTCGAGATCGCCCGGCCGGCGGCCAGGGCCTGCGGCTATGCGATCGGCGTCCACGGCAGCATGGAGCGTGACCTGGACCTGATCGCGGCCCCTTGGACCGATGACGCGGCCGCGCCGCTGGCCGTGGTCAAGGCGATCCAAGCCGCGATCACCGCCGGCGTCGGCGATTGCTATCGAAGCGCCGAGGTCGAGCAGAAGCCGCATGGTCGCCTGACCTGGGTGCTGCATTTCCAGAACGCCGTCGAGACCACGAACGGCGCCTATCCCTTCGTCGACCTGTCCGTCATGCCGCGGATCGCGGTCGACTGATCCCCATCCCGCGGCCTAGCCGCACCCCTGAGAGAACTCCCATGAACAAGATCCTGATGGCGGCCGCCCTGGCCGCCGCCTGCGTGGCCCTGTCTGGCTGCGCGGGCTTCACCATGCCCGGCGCCGCCGGCAACGCGACCGCCGCCACCAACAGCCTGGTGCACGACGTCATCACCGACCCGAACTGCGGCCACCATGACGAGGTCCGGCTGACGACCGGCGCGGCCGGCGTCCCCGGCAGCGCCGTGGTCGTGCTCACCCGCGACTGCCCGGCCCGGCCGGTCGCCCCGGCCCCGGCCGCTGCGCCGGCCGCCACACCGCCTGGTGCGTGATGCGGCACCTCCCCTGGGTGTTGGCGATCCTGCTGGGCATCATGTTGGCCGGGATTTATGCCCCGCCGACCTACGCCCAGGCCGCTCCGCCTGGTGATCCCTGCGCCCACGGGCCCTGCAGGGTGAGTGGCGCTGCGCTGCGCTTAACGATCCCGCTGCCGGCGAAGCCTGGCCAGTTCGCCGGCAAGTTCGAGCTGGTGCCGCTGTTCGATCGTGGCCATCGGCCGGTGATCAGCAACGGCCACCAGTATTATGCCATCCGGAACACGATCGGATTCCGGACCAAGGCCGGCGACGTGGTGAGCACCTTCGCGGGCGCCACCACGGACCTGGCCTCGATCCCCGCCGCCATGTGGCCGATCATGCCGCCGGACGGGCCCTGGGCCGAGGCCGCGACCTTCCACGACGCCTGCTACAAGTCGCGTGGGACATTCGTCTGGCAGAGCCACACAGGCCGCACCAGGTTGAACCCCTACGCCCGTGCCGACTGCGATGACATCCTTGACCAGGCGATGATCTCGCTTGGCGTTCCCCAATGGAAACGGGTGTCGATCTGGTCGGCCGTCCGCGTGGGCGGCTTCATGGGCTGGGGCACATAAGACCCGGCGATCCTAGTCTTCCCGTCGCCGCATCCTGGCCCCGTCGCGCAACCACGCGGCGGGGCTTTTTGCGTTTGGGCCATCGAACAAATGTAAGGCAATGCCTCACATTACGCTTGCATCATGCGTGTAAGGCAGTACCTTACATTCATGATCAAGAGCTTCAAAAACAAAGGCCTCCGCCTCTTCTGGGAAACCGGAAGCGCCCGTCGCCTCGCCGTCCCGAACACCGATCGGGTTCGCCTGATCCTGGTGGCCCTAAACGCCGCGACCGTCCCCGGCGACATGAACGTCCCGGGCTGGCGCTTCCACCCGCTGGGAAAGATGGCGCCGGGTCGCTATGCTGTTGAGGCGAGCGCCAACTACCGCGTGACCTTCGCTTTCGAGGCCACAAACGCGGTCGATGTCGACCTGGAGGATTACCACTGATGGGCAAGCCCGAAGACACCGCCCCGCTGAAGCGGGGCCTCGCCCCCGTCCACCCGGGCGAGATGTTGCGGCTCGAGGTCGTCCCGGCCCTGAAAGCCACGGGGGTCACCAAGGTGGCGCTCGCGGCCGCGCTGGGGATCAGTCGGCGGACGCTCGAGGACATCCTGCTCGAGAAGCAGAACGTCACCCCGGAGATGGCTCTGCGGCTCGGCAAGGCGCTGGGCAATGGCCCGAACCTCTGGCTCAACCTGCAGCAGGACTGGGACCTGGCGCGGGCCCGTGAGCGGCTCGGTGCGGCCCTGGACGAGATTGCGACCTTCCAGGTGGCGAGCTAGTCGCGGCGGCCATGGAGGAGCTCGAGGCGCGCCTGGCGGCGCTGGAGACCCTGTTCATGGAGCGCCTGGCGCTGGATCCGCCGGCGATGCTGCGGGCCCTGCAGGCCCAGCTGGACGTTGAGGCGTTCGGTGATGAGCGGATGATCCGCGACCAGGCGCTCCACATCCTGGGCGATGCGATCCGCCGCTTCGACGAGATCTCGGTCGGGTTCAGGATCCCGACGCCGCCGGCGGCCGAGAGCTAGACCGGATCCTCGGTGCAGTCCGAGCGGACGAAGACGATGGCGTTGATGCTGCCGGCGTTGATCACGTCCCACACGCGGCCGTAGTGGTCGCGGAATCGCCGGATTGGGCGCCGGCCGGCGGTGGAGTTCATCACCGGCAGGCCGAGGAGCGCCTCGCGCGACATCGTGCGCGGATCTGCGGTCCATTTGTTGGGCGGGGCATCCATGGTGGCCGCGACGGATACACCCGCCGGCGGCTCGCGCAAAGTCTATGTTGCCAAAATGTTCAAGCGAACGCCGTTCGTTCCTTCGGTTTACAAAACCCCGGAGGGGATCGGGGATTTCCCTTATGGCGTCAGGGGTTGCGGGGTTCGGGGGTGGCGGGCTTCGGGACTATGCCGGGACATGGCGGCGGCCTGGCGCGCGTCGCGCTCGACCTGCGCCATCAGGTCGTCCGCCCGGCCCGTCGCCGCCTGGGCGCGACGCCGGGCGGCATCGACCTTTCGGGCCTGGTCCGCATGGTGGGCGTTGTAGCGAGCCATGGCGTCATTGGCGGCGCCCTCGGTCCCGACGAACAGGACGCAGGGCAGGCCGATCCGCTGGGGCTTGCGATGGCCGGTCATCCAAGGCTTGACGCCGATCGCCGGCCCGGCCCACCCGTCGGCGCGGCTAGGCATCAGCGCCTTGACCTCGGCCACCCGCGGGCCGTTGCCGAGCACGTAAAGGGCAAAGTCGCCGACTTGAATATCGTCCAGGTTCATAGGGTCTCTCCGGTTTCTCTCAGGGGGGCTTTCCTCTCGTTGGTGACGATGGCGAGCCAGGCGTCGAGGATCTCGTTCTTGATCCCATAGTCGAATTGATCGGCCTCCTGGCGCCAGCCGCGCCGATCGGTCACGTCGGCCCATATCGCGGCCACGATGGCCTCGTCGCCGCCCGCCGCCTTCATGGCGTCGAGGCGGCCGTAGAACGCGGCCGAGGCCCGTTCGTAATCGTCGGGGGGTGCTTCGCTCATGGCTATTTTCCTTGGGGCGGTTGGGGTGTCTCGGGATTGAGGGGGGCTTTCTCAGGGTCGGTGAGGCCTTGCAGAATGCGCAGCTTGGCCTCTAGGGCTGCATAGGCCTGGCGCAGCGGCGCGGCCCGATCTTCGATCCGCGCACGCTTCCGGGTGTGGTGCGCCGGGATTGATCCGAGCGGGTAGGTGATGCTGCCGATGCTGCCCTTGAGATAGACGAGCGCGTCGATCAGGCCGACCTGTGCGCCGCGAAGCCGGCTTAGGTGCTCGGGATCAGCGGCGCGGGGGGTTTCACTCATGGGGGGCTTTCCCTTCTAGCTCGGCGATGCGGGCGAGCGTGGCCGCCAGGGCGTCGGTCGCGCTCTCGAGCATCGCGCGGCTGAAGCTGATCTGGCCAAGCGCGTTCGCGGGCTCGGCATCGGCCTTCCATCGGCGCAGCATGGCGAGCGTCGCTTCAGGTTCGACGCCGCACTCTTCAAGGCTCGCGGCGTGATAGGCGTCGGCAAGCGCCTCCCATTCGGGGTTCGGTTCCGGCTTCTCGGCCATGGTGGGAGCGTAGGAGGTCTCGCCGAGATCGGCCTGGGCGATCGCCGCGATGATGGCGTCTGAAAGCGCAGCACATCTGGCCGCGGTCTCTGCGCTGAATTCCAGCCGTTCGGCCGCGACACTGGCTCTAGCGAATAGCCCCGCATGGCTCTGGGCCGCGGCGGAAAGCATTGCCGGGCTCGCCTGCGCATCGAGGCCCGTGACGGCCTCAAGGAACTTTCGCGGATGTTTCATTGTGCTCGTCCTTAGGCGGCGATTGTGATCAGCAGGCCGTTAGGACCGTGCTGGCTGCGCGTCCCCGCACCCATCTTGGTCCTAACAGCGATGTTAGGCGCATCAGCCCCCGCAAGGGGGCTTTTCGCGTTTTGGAGTACTGGCGCGAGATCGGTCTGGATCTCCAGGCGGTAGGCTCCACGCGCCTCGAGCGGGATCACGTGCACGCCCCGCACCAGGGCCCGAAAGGCCTCACGGGCGGCCTGGCGCTCAGCGGCGCCATCCTCGGCCACCAGGTGGGCCTGCAGATCCTCGACAAGCTTGCGCCAGCGCGCCGGAGCGCCCGGGTGCAAGGTCACCACGTCGCCGGCGTCGTCGGCCGAGGCCAGCAGCTGCTCGAGCTCCGCGCGCCGCGCCTCGAGGGTGCCCAGTCGATCGCGCACCGAGGCGCCCGAAAGCACGCCATCCGCGACCTGGTCGACGAGTCGATCGGCGCGGCGCTTCACCTCTCCCAGCTCACGCTCCCAGGCCGTCCGCTTCCCGCGGGCGGCCTTTTGCGTTTCAGCCTTGGCCGCGTGGTACTCGCGCATGGCCAGCTCGATCACCTCGGGGTGCAGCAGGTCGCGCTGGATCGCCTCGAGGACTCGAGCCTCGACGTCCACCGACTTGGCGCCCCGGCCATTGGCGCAGCCGGCCGGGCCGCGCTCGCGCCTGGTGCTGCACAGGAAGCGCCGATCGGGCCCGGCCAGCGTCATCGGACCGCCGCACTCGCCGCACCTCACGAGGCCTGACAGGAGGCCACGGGGCCGCGCAGCAGCGCCCGGACGGCCGCCCTCGGCCACCTGGCGCTGGGCCAGGGCGTAGCGGGCTTGCACGGCCGCCCAGAGGGCCTCATCGACGATCCTGAGCGCAGGGACGTCCTGGCGCACGATTGTCTCGGCGTCGCCGGCCCGCGCTCGGCGCTTCCCAGTCTTGCGGTCCTTCATCCAGGCGTGGCGGCCCCAGACGACGACTCCGCGATAGAGCTCGTTGTGCAGGACGCCGTTCCCGCGCTTGGCGTTGCCATTGATGGTCGAGGCGTTCCACATCCCGCCCGACGGGCCAGGGACGCCAGCGAGGTTCAGGGCGGCGGCGATCGCGCGCGGCGATTCACCGCCGGCGTAGCGGGTGAAGATCTCGACCACGTGCTCGGCCTCGAGCGGTTCGATCTCGCGAAGGCCGCGCACCAGGTCGCCGCGGCCGTCCAGCTCGCGCCGAATCCTGTAGCCGTAGGTTCGGCCGCCTGCATGCCGACCGTCGCGCGCGACGCCATCTAGGCCCCGGCGGGTCTTCCTGGCGAGCTCGCGGAGGAACAGGGCATTCATCGTGCCCTTGAGGCCGATCGCCAGCTCCTCCACCTCGCCCTCGGCCGGCGTGTGGATCCTGACGCCGGCGGCGCGGAGATCCTCGAATATGTCCCAGGCGTCGCCGCCCGATCGGGTGAGGCGGTCAAGGGCCTCGGCGATCACCACGTCGATCGTGCCGGCGGCCGCGGCCGCGAGCAGCGCCTGCAGGCCGGGCCGGTTGGCGGCCGATGCGCCGCTGATCGCGGCGTCGGTGAACTCGGCCGAGACTGTGGCGCCGATCCGCTCGGCATGTCGCCGGCAAGCATGCAGCTGGTCGGCGATCGAGGCTGTCGACTGCAGGTCGCTGGAGAACCGGGCGTAGAGGGCGGCGCGCATCAGGGACGTGATTCCGTCTGGGCAGGCTGGGCGCGATCCTCTTCCGCCGCCATGAGGCGTGCAAGGGCCCGCGCGAGCGCCAGCACCGCCGGAGAGGGCGGGGGCGCTTGTGACGGAACGGCCTGGCTCGCGCGGGTGCGCATGATCCGAACTGCTGCTGAAATTCAGGAAAGGGGGAGGGGTCGGGCGCGCGGCGAATCCCAACGAAGTGGAGAGCCG